CAGTATTTTTTATATCTCTATGCTGATAAGTACAACCTATAACATCTATTTCTAAATTTGTTATTACAGGCAATACAGGGTCAGGCTTATATATCTCAGGAATATAAACCTCTGGAACATTTATTTGTCTGATACCTATTTCTGGTATCTCCATCAACTCTTTGGCTTTATATACTCTGGAACTGTTGGCCCTGTCATATCAGGCAAAGCATTATCAAGTACTTTTGGCATTATGCCTTGTACATTGTCTAAGACTTCATTCATCACTCTTGCCTTAAACTGTTCACTGGTAACAAATCTGTAGGCATAGTAAGAGCCGCCCAACATTGACAAGGTTAGAAAAAGAGACAACAATGAAGCTATCTGACAAATACGAGCAAACATGGTTAAAGAAGCAATACTGAAAGCGATTTCTCACAGTCTTATTATATCTTTTTTGATAATTATTCCTACTATTGCTCCTTTGTATCTAATAACAAGCTATATGACTAAACAAATGACCATCAAGAATTAGAATCCTCTGGATATTGTGTCATATTGTATTTTTCAAAGTTTCCATCTTTATCATAAGTTGCACCATACAGAGTAACTAAAGCTGCTGTATCTGAACAAGCATCTATTTCTTTTTCACGAGTATCACAAGCTGTCCTCACTCCATCACGATAAGTTGTAATTGCCGTAGGTATTGCAGTGTCTTTCTCAGCTTTTCTTACAACATACCAATCATATCGAGACAACAAAGAACCAGCAGTAATTTTTTCCTGTGCTTTTAATATAGATTTTACACCTAAAGTAACAACTTGATTTCCATTTTTATCTAATACTGGATCGCCATTTGCATCAACTTGGTTTGTATCTGTAAGTGTTTTAGCAGTTCCATCACCCCAATAAAATCGTGAATCATACACTTTTGGATCTTCAACCTCGGTAATTCCAAGATCTTTTTTTTCTTGTGCTGTCGATAATCTTAACCAGTTAGCAGGGTAGTTTATATCCCCTACTGTAAAGGGAACATCAACTGCTAAAGGTTTTCCGTCTAATTGAAATGCCATATCTATATATTACCTTGCTCTTGCATTTTTGAAAGGAGCTTCTGCAAATGCTAAATAAACATAAGTGTGACCAGACCCATTTGTATTATCAATATTTATTCTAGTTTTAAATCCATTAGATAAAAAATCAATCCAATCATAGCCAGTAAAAGAAGCAGCACTACTATCAGCTTCCAATCTATCTTCAATTACATTGTCTGGATCTCTTTTATTATCAAACATATGCCAACCCTCATAAGCAGATGATCTTTTTATCATTACCCAAGCAGGTCTGAAACCTGTAAAAACAAATGGACCGTTGGAATCTCCATTACCTATATATGAACCAAACTTGCTATACCCTGCTACTTCGCTAAAGCAATACATTACATAGGTACGACCACTAAGATTATTTGTGCTATCATTTTGAAAAGTAATTACCGAAGATGTTGGTGCGGTGTCATTTAACATAATAGGACTATCAACTTCAGCATTATTAGTATTTAAGAATAAATAGTAGTCTTCTGGATCTACCCCACCATTTAAACCCTGATGGTAAACAATCCAATTATCGGCTACACTTCTGCATTTTATTATTATTGCATCAGGTTTCACACCTAAACCATGACCTATAGTTGATCCACTAGATCCGTTTCCTGTGTAGGTACTTATAGAAAACCCTGCTGTGGCATTTGCTTTGGCTACAGATTGAATTGTTCCATCAAAATTACTTGATCCAAGAGTAGAGTTTGTATTAACTTGGCCGCCCATGCCGCTGTGGTTTTGGCAATAATAATAAAGAGTTGGAGCGGAAGCAGCTACAGTTATTGTTGTTTTATATGCACTATCGTCTTTTACAACACCAGTTGTATATTCAGAACCACCGCCATGAGTACCATCAGATGTTGTAGAAAATCTTACTGGATGTGATTGTGCTGAACTGTCTGACCAATCAAAAACATAAGTGCCACCTTCTGCAAGATCAAGAGTTACAGCAGATGTTCCATAACCATCAAATCTATACTTATTACCAGAGTCAGAAACAACTGTTACTGCATAAGTCTTGCCATCTGTTTCGCCACCGTTCCAGTTCCATGCAACAAAAGGTCTACTAGGCCAATTTGTATCTCCATCTGTTCCTGATTCAAAACCATTTTGTATGAAAGCTCTTATTTTATCAGTATCAGTTGCTTCAGCATAATTTTCACTACTTACCAAATATTTGGTTCCACCTCTTACTGAATCAGATAAAATATGATCGTTTGATACGCTTCTAGTCTTTACCCAAACCCAGTCAGGAGTAAAATCTACATCTGAATTTGTAATATTAACAACGTCACCACTAGATCCTGTGCCTGTATATGTAAAAGCTGCAAAATGTTTATTAGGTAGTAATATTGTTGGGTCGGGTAAGTTTGCTGAACATAAGGCCAAATATCCACTAGGAACTGCATAAGCAAAGTCTCCTATTCCTCCTCCATCTGTATTACCTCCAGAGCTTTCTTGTCCTTGAAAAGTACTGTCTTGACCACAATTTAATGTTGCAGATGATGTGGAATAAATATTAACGGCTGGGGTGTAAGTAATTCCAGATTGAATATCATACATTTTACCCTTATCTACACCATCAACAGAAATAAGTATCTCATTATCATCTAAATTCATTCTTACTCCTACGACTTTACCAGCAGTCACATCAGAGGAAAAAGATCCATCATTAGATGATGTATTTCCTCGTTTTTGATTATTGTCTTGAACACCATAAGCATATCCATAACCAGCAGCAGTATAACCATTACTATACCAATAATATCCCTCAGTATCTCTTCCAAAAACTTCATGTATTCCAGCAATCCAACCTTCGTTTGCTGCTATTGAATTACATCTAATTTCAAAATACCATTTACCACTACTAACACCCATATTTCCACGAACTTGCTGCCAATTATGGTCACTTCCAGTTCCAGTAACTTTTAAATTACCTTCCGACAAAGTACAATTATCATAGTTACTTAGTGGATTAAAAGTACAAAAATTATTTGTAGGGCTATCTTTAACAGCATCATGAGTTGCAAAATTCACTGGTGTAAAGTTGTTGCCATTACCAGATGTGTCCTTACCCATAGTTGTGGCTGAAGTGCCACTATTATCACTAAAATTTAAATAGTATCCGTTTGTTCCATAAGTAATACTTACTGATTTAGGAACCCATTGCCCTGTTGTTGCATCTGTTTCTCCAAAATCACTTGCTTCATATTTATTACCATCCGAAAAATGCACTTCCGCAAGGTACATATTTGCTGGTGCAGATGATGTATTCCACGGGCTAGTCCCGATAACATTTGCATGACCAGATTGATTCATTGTATAGTTGTAGTTAATAGGGTTATTAGATAGACTTGTTTCTTCTACACCATTAATCCATATTCTATGAGTTGTATTAGCTGCATCTACTTGCCAAACTATATGATACCAAGCACTAGCATCTCTGTATTTGCGACTATTTACTGCACCATAAGTGCTTGATGAAGAAGTATCATAATATGTGTAAAGTTGATCATTTTGAAAATATAATCCAGCAATTCCATCCCCAGAACTATTAGCTTCGTTACTAACAAAAAGATAACCTTGAGTTCCTAAAATTGTTCTTTTTACCCATGCACTCCATGTCCAAACTTTTTGATTTCCTGTACTTGATGGGGTTCTAGTTAAATAATGAGTGTCAGCAGAATTAAATCTTAAACTGCGATCAACTGTATATGCGGTGTCAGCAGCCGCACCTGAAGCACCGATTCTTATTGCATCAAAAAATGGCATTACTTAACGTCTAAAGAAACTGCACAATGAATGACGTTACTAGATAAAATCACATAATCTATACGATCTACCGCAGAAGCAGTTGTTGTCAATGTTGGTGCTGTACCTCCTACAAATTTAAAAGCACTATTGAATGAAGCTGTCCTAGACCCTGTACCATCTTGCGTTATGAATATTGACCCTGCCTGACCTACGACTTGGTTACTTGGTGCTGCAAAGGTTCTGTTACCTCCTAGCGTAACAGAATGATGACAGGCTGTTGCCATGTCTATTGTTATTGTTGCTCCATCAGAAAGGGCTGTGACGTTAGCTGCTGCTCCTCCTGTAAGACTTACTCCTCCACTAGCTGTTTCAAATTTCTTTGTTGCATTATGGTATAGCTCATTTGCTCCACCATTAATAAACTGCGCCAAAATATTAGAACCACCATTGTCTCTAATAATTACGTCATCTTCAGCTTCAAGTATTAAATCGTCACCATTACTGGTAATTTTTAAATCGTTTGTTGCACTTGTAATAGTGCTGTCTGTTGCATCATGCGTAATAGTTAAATCTGAACCAGCCCCAAAAACTGCACTTGCATTATCAGCAAATTCAAGAGCATTTTCTGATCTGTCAAAAACAACATCACGCCCAGCAGTAGCTCCATCAAAAGTTACATCTTCCTGAAATATATTTGTTGAGGTAAAAGTATTAGCTGCCGATAATCCCGCATGACCAAAGTTTGTTGCAGATACATCACCCAAAGTTACAAAAGCATTATTCGCAGAATTTCTAATTTTTAAAGTATCACCATCAATGTGAGGCACATAAGCTGCAACACCGATTGAGGGGTCGCCAGAGCCTTGATTTAATGTACTAAGTGCAGCAATTATTTGATTTAACTTTGTTCTTACAACAAGACCTGTTCCGTTATCAGTTGTAAAACCAGATCCACCAGTATTATCGACTCTTGACATAGCAAACCAACTTTTTTTCTCAGTATATCCTAAATATTAACCTTTACCAAAACCAATAGCAGTAAAGTTAAAGTTTCTGTCTACAGAACTTCCTGAACTGTTTTTGAAATGAACAGTAAATCCACTACCAGTTATACTTGTTAGCTCAAAAAAATCACCAGATGCCATATTAAATGCTGTAATTCCTATCGCTGGTGGGTTTGAATTTGCACCTAATAATGCACTAGTGCCTGTAAAAAATTGGTGGTCAAAGGTTATAGATTTTGCCCCTGCACCTGATGCAATGGTAGTTGTGCTTTGTTCTGTTCTTCTTTGAAACTCTGCAAAATATCCTAATTGACTTACTCTTATATCTTGGTTTGTATCATTTGTTGTTAACACACATTTAAATTTAAATGCTCTACCTTTGAATGTTCCATTAGCAAATTTTTGAAAACCTGAGTAGCTAGTGGCATCTTGAGAAGTTTGAACAAAAACCTCTGCGTTAGTATCAACTGAAGCTGTGCCGTCAAAATCTTGCCTTGCATCAATATCTGTTACTGAGTCAATCAAATCATTGGAATAAACAGAATCAGTTTGGATTAATTTTCTGAGGTCAAGACTAAATACACCACCTAAATCCAAAGTTTCGTTAAATAAATATGTACCAGTTGCTGAAACTCCTCCAATATCATCAATAGAATTTTCTGCGTCAAAATCTGTAATATCATCAAAATTTCCTACACCAGCCAAACTTATTGACCCTGCACTAGAATCAAATCCTATATTTGTTTTTGAGCCTTGAAAAGCTGGACTGTCCTGATCCTCTCTTCTTGCCTGTACTAATAATTTTGGTTGTGATTCAGGTAAATCTATTACAAGTGATGTTTCTCCTGTACTAAACCTATCGCCATCATCTTGCGTTTTAAGAATATACTCACCTTCCAAAAGTGGTACATTTTTTTCTGTTGATGCTCCACTTAAGGCAAAGACAAGGTCTGTTGCATCTTGGAAAGTACCACTTCCATCTGTTTTGGGAGAATGGCGCACATGAATACGGCCACCTGCTCTAACATCTTGGTCTGGCACAGCATCCCATCTTAATCTGATCTCTTTATCAGATATTGGTTCATAAGTAAGATTTGTTATGTCTGAGGGTGGTGCTGTCTTACCAACAGCATTAAAGGTCAATGTTGCTGGTTGTCTTGATGGTTGATTTAAACCATTGAAACTAAAGACCCTAATTTCATACTCACCAGCATCTGAATTTAATATCTCGGCATCACTTGAAAGCGTTTCAATTTTTTTAAAATCACCATTTGCAAATCTATATTGAACTTCATATTTACTAGCACCTGACTGTGTTTGCCAATCAAGAATTAGTTTAGATATTGCTTTATTATTGATAGTTACAATTTTTTCATCTACTCTAAGTCCCTCTGGTGGATTCAAAACTCTTGTAAGAGTATTAACAGTTCTTGTTGGTAATGCAGTGCCATCTTCGACAAAAGCATATTTACCAGAATCGTGTGACAAAGCTGTAATTGAAAAAGTCTTATCTTCATTTTCTTTAACACTTATAACCCTCCATGTAGTTGCTGATAAATTACTTGTTTCAAGAATATATGGCGCGTGTTGATTTGGTGCTGTACTAAAAGCGGAAGATACAGTTATGGTTGTCCCTGATATGGCACTTATTGTTTTTTCTTCAAGTGAGCCGTCAGGTAGAATAATTGAGATTGTTGGGCTATCTCCTAAACTTGGAATATCTGTGTTACTAGAGTCATCTAAAACAACTACTGTTGTACTGGTTACGCTGCTAAGAAGTCCTCCACGCCTTACACCACCTTTCAATCTGTCTGATATTTCAATAATGTCACCACAGCGAACTAAAACACCAGCAGCGGCTGTTGTTGAAAAAGAACAGGTTTCACCAGAATTTTGTTCATTATATAAAAACCATCTTCCTAATCTTCTTGCCTGATTACGGCTAGTTGTAGCAAATGCTTTGATGTTTTTAACAACAACACCATATTTTGTTTGTGTTGTAGAATCAGCCTCAACAGTTTCAACATCAATTTCTTGCGTTGTCATATCAAAATAACTCACATTAATTACTGTATGTCTTGTTTTTAAACTCGATCCAGTATATATAAACTCCCCCTCAACTACATTTGCATTTGTAAAGAGATAACTTGGATCTTTTGGTGCATCTTGAGATATTGCTATACCACCAGCCGAATAAAATGGCATAACACGCATCACAGAACACAGTGCATTGATCAGACCATATGCTTCCTGTTGCTGTGTGATATTTACGTTGCAGCTAAATCTTGGCTCTGTAGATCCATCACCATTACCAGCATCAACTGATGTACCACAGTATTCACTTACTGTTTTGAAAGTAAATTTATCTAGATTAGATTCAGCAATGCCACACCCCGCCCTTGTATCTGTGAGCAAATCGTACAAAATCCATGCAGGGTCAGTAGTCCATTCTTTATCTGTTTTAAAAGTTCCGTTAAATGTTCCTGCATATGTTATTGCACCTGTTTGCAAGTCAACAGTGGCATTATGAGGTATCTTAATTTTGCGCCCTCTGATACGGAACACCCTTTTGGGAACTCTTGGAAACTGTTCAGCATTGAACCTTAGTGCTACATGAGCAGTGTTTGCATATGCGTTCTGTTCAAAAATAATATTAGTGGCCTGTTGAAATTGAAAAGCATTTACTAAAGTTGCATCCGAACTATCTGCTGTAACTCTTTCAACTCTGATTGCTACAGGAAAAGATGTTGTTGACTTCAGCTTGACAATATAATCTCTAAAATATGCGTTTGTTGATCTACCTTTAACAATATCGTCTATTACAGTGGTAGTTGTTCCATCATTTTCAATGGTTTTTATTAGTAAATTTACTTCTACACCATTTATATCGCCATCATCTTCAAATTTCTGCATTGAAGGAAATCTTAGAGTAACACGAACAGCATCAATATTACTAGAACTCACAGTATGAGTTACAGGGGTTGAAGTCGTGACAGTTGTACCTATTACAAATTCAGTTTCAATATTTGATATTCCATCAATGAATGTTTGACTAGCAGTACCAAGTCTGAAATCAAAACCTACATCTTTGAAATTAAAATCACTATCCTCTGGTGCTGTGTTGCTTGCAGCTTCCTGTAAAACTTGTGTTCCATCTAAAAATATATCTTTTTTAAATGCGTTTAAATATGCAGTTGATGTCTTATCTGTAATACTTGCTTTAGATGCTGTTGCCGATCCTTCTATCTCACCCTCCCCTAATAACTCAACAATAGTATTAAATTGTTTACTAGAAAGAGCATTTGAAGGTAAATCTGGATTTATTAAAGCTTTAACTATTTGTTGAAGGCCACCAGCAGATGCAAGCATTAGTTGTTACCCTCTACTTGAACTGTATCAACTCCATTTGAAACTACAATAGAGCCAACCAAAATTTCTCCATATACTAAGTTTACTGGAATACCCGCATTGCTTATATTTGTCAGCCCTGTGAATGAGTAATTTGAAGCCAAAGCTGAAGGATCTAAACTGTTTTGTCCAGATACTGCTGAAGAAGTATTTTGCTGAGGTGTCAACATACTTGTAACACCATCAATAACCATACTTGTTCCAATACTTGTTAAGGCACTTACAGCTACTGATGCAAGTAATTTACTACCTAACAAAGTACCAGCCGTACTTATTGCAGATGCGCCAAATAATGCACCAGCACCTAATAATAGCCCTATAAAATTACCATGAACTACAGGAATAATTTTTATATCATCTTGTGATCTAAAACTTAATAAATCTTCTGTAATAACTCTTGCTCCTACTTGTATAGTGTAAAACTGATCTGCCATGTGCTTTTCAATCCCTTTAAAATTACAAACCAAAAAGCTTATTGCTTCTCTTGGTGTATTCAGATCAACTTCAAACTCTGCCTGACCTAGAAATTTTCTAAGTGTTCCGTAAACTTTAATTTTTTTAAGCATCTATTTCTTCGGGTTGTATTACTGCTATTTTATCTGATTTTGGCGAAACGAGATAAAAAGTTAAATCTATTGCCTTACAGCTATACTTATCTGATTCAGAAAATTCAAGGATATCTTGCGGGTGACTGTGAACAATACCAATAATTTCATCAACAAAATCTTCTACCTCTGCCCAATCTAAAGGATCTATTACAAAAGATTCAGCTTTAAATTCATTTGAAATATTTTTGCAGGGATAATATTTTTCTTGATTATTTTTTATGCCGATAATTCCACATGATTCCTCTGGATTACATTCTATAGCATGATTTATTGCATCTAGTTTCCAAGATAATTCATTATCCATTTATAAAAGTTCCTACCCCAGCAAACTCATTTCTAGTGACTTGTCTTGATGGTAATTTTTTATTTGCTTGATCTAAAGCCCCCACAAGCTCAAATTGAACGATTTGTCTGGTTTCAGATGTTTTTCTATCAATAAAAAATATTTCTTGAGGAAGTTCATTTGATGATGGTGTACCAAAAGGGTTGCTGCTACTAGGAAAATTAACGGCATCAAGTTCACTTGCAAGAGTTGTGATGCGTGTAAGTTTTGCATCTGCTAAGTCATTATGTGGTGTTGTTAAATTTACAATTATTAATAAATCAGTCATTGTAATTACTGACCCACTTCTTGTAATACCTCCTAAATTAGCAATTGTTAAAGTTGGTCTTGGGATTTGTCCTCTACCAGAAAATTCAGCACCTTCAAACGTAATAGGAACTCTTTGATAAGAATTGCCTTGCCAAACTATTTCTGCGTTTGAGTTCATACTTGAGCCAGCATGAAATCTGAATGTTGTAGGAACACTTGATGGGTTTCCTGACGCATAGTGCAAGCCCTCTACAAGTTCCAATACAAACAATTCTATTCTTGAACTTGGATTCAGCTTTTGTAATTCAGATACAGGTATAGCCATTAGGGTTCTGCTACCTCTTCAAAAGTTAAATTCATAGTAACTCTATTATTTAATATTGCTGTTCTACTTCGTCTTGTGCATACAAATTTCAATGCTGACGAATGATGTGGCGGTGTAAAGTCAAAGTTTGCTTGATCGTCAAATCTTGCATCTAAAAAAGTATCTATTGTGTCAGCGTCTGTGGTTGAAACATTAAAAGTCAAATTCAAAGTAATTAATCTTTTATTAGCTGGTAGCCCTTGAACTAATCTTTGTTCATAGCCATCACCTAACTTAATCCTTAAACTATCCTGTGTGACAGTTTCTGTTGTTGAATATTGTGGAGTAATACTTG